GTGTTGTTCCCACTCGGGTCGTACCACGCGCCCTGCTCGCCAGAGGCGAACAACGACGCGACTACCTGCTCCAGCGACACCGCGCCGGGACGGTTCAGGGCGAGCGAGAGGGCGGAGAGGTACATGATTAGAACAGGGCTACGATGTTGGCGGGGCTGGCCGAAGCGGCAGAAACCTGCCTGCAACGCACCGGAAGGATCGTTCCGGCTAGGCAGTTCTTGAACTGCACCGGATCGTTGTCGGGCAAGATCAGCGTGACATCGCCAGCCGCGCCAATGTAGACGGCCCTGGCAAACTTGGCCGATGCCGTAAAGTTCTGGCCAACCGTAGCCGCCACGGCCTCAAGGGCCGGGTTCGGTGTCGTAGATACAGCTTCGTTGGAAACAGCCATGGTTACCTCATTTTAGCAAGCGTTTGCGCTAGGCATAACTGACCTGAACGTAGCTCAGTTCTGCGATCCAGCGGATGTTCTGACCCGAACCGCCTTCGACCTCGACCTTCAAGGCGTCGTTGGTGTCGTCTGCGGTGATGTAAATCTCCCACGCGGCGTCCGTCTCGACATCGGTCCCGAGCGTCTCCACCGTGCCTTCCAAGGCCGTCGTGCCAGCGATGTTGTGGATGCAGCATCGGCGGTGGTACGTCGCATGGTTGGCCCCACCTTCCTCGCGCGCGACCACGCGAAGCTCGGCGAACCAAGTACCGCCGCTGGGAACCGTCGCTCGAATGGATGCGCCATCCACGAACATCTCCGTCTTGGTGCCGTCCGTTGTCTCAGCCGTGAGCAGCGTCGTCTTGGTCAGCCCGTTGGTGCGGCTGATGGACAGGCTGGCGTAGGTAACGTCATCGTTGGCCCCAGGAACGATCACCTCGGGCGCTGCGGGCGGGGAAGCCCAGGTGCCATCCCCGCGCAGGAACTCAGCCGTGTTGCCCGTGGCGGCTGGCACAAGGCCCGAGCTGGCCTCGCTGACATTAGGCACCGAAACGCCCCTGGCCCACTCGATGATGCCGCGCATCGCGCCCCACCAAGGTTCGCGCGAGGGCGTCAGGTCAAGGCGCGGCAGCTTGTACGTCACTAGGACACCTCGGCATAGATGTCCTGGACGGCAACCTGGGCCGTGCCGATGGCCTCGATGGTCAGGCTGAACTCCTGGCCAACCGGCAAGGCTCTGGTAAAGCCGTAGTCGCGGCTGCTGCCGTCGCTGTAGCTCTTGCCCAAGTAGTCAAACGTGTCCACCGTCGTGACCGCCGAAAGGCTGACATCGTTGGTCGGGCTGGGTGTCGAAGTTCCGACAGCCGACCGCTTGTTGACCCGTGCCGTCGCGCGTGCGAACGCGGGAAGCTGGTCGCCCGTGCCGATAGTGGTGAGCTTGCTGCGAAGGCTGTAGCGCACGCCGATGCGCCGCACCGAAGCGCGGTCTGAATGACCCTTCATGTTCAAGTAGTTGGTGGTCATCCTCATCGTGCGTGCGCCCAGCACCAGCTTGTCACCCGACACCCACGAGAAAGCGCCCTGGTCGGCCACTGGTGCCCACAGGGTGATCTCGTGATTGCCGAGATTCCATTCCTTGACGGCCAACCGGCCCTTGAGGACCGTGCCCGTCGAATCCGTAATGACCGCTTCCATGCCCGCGCGCAGGTACTCGTTGCTCGCCCATTTGGCGTAGGTCTGGCCCGGCGATCCGCTGCCTGGGTCAAACGCGACCACGGCTTCGGTGAAGCTGTTCAGCGTGGTCGTGCCAGCCGCGTTGATGTTCAGCGTCAGGCCGTCCACGTTGGCGTCGTTGTTCTCGTCGATGAGCGCGTAGATGCGCCCGTCCGCCTGCATGGCGTAGACGCGCTGGGTGCCCGTGCTGTCCGGGCCGCGAGCCATCCACAGGATTTCGGTGCTGCCGAAGTAGGTGCTGGAGTCCGGGTGGATGCGCGTGGCCGGGTAGTACACCGACCAGGCGTTCGAGCGGTACGACCAGATCAGCACCTCGTCGCACGGGAAGAACGACTTGGCTTCGTCGCTGGCCGTGTCCCACTCGACCGTCGTGCCACGGAAGCTGATGTTCAGCGTCTTGTAGCCCAGCGTCTTGTTGCGGTTGGAGAACAGGCCGAAGTAGACCAGACCGCGCTCGGGGTCATGGCACGCCCACGAATGGCGCATCATGCCGTTGCTGTCGCGCTTGTACTTCGCGGTCTCCCCGAAGAAGTCCGAAGCGAGGTCGCGGCCAATCCATTGTACCCCTTCGCCGGTCATGGCAACCGGACCACGGTCACTGATCCAGGCGAGGCCGCCATCAAACTCGACCATGCTGTTGGCGGCGATGCACCCGAACTCAGGGCTGGCGATTTCCGGCGGCACCACACCAACATCGGTGATCGGCGACCCACTCCAGCCTACCGTGTAGGTACGCAGGCGACTGCACAGGATGGCCTGACCGCCATACTGCCCAATCGCCTCTATGTCGTCATCGTTCTCGTTGTCGAGGAAGCCCGTGTTCGTGGCGGGCGTGATCGACGGGAAGCCCTGCTCGGACACTTGGAAGCGCCCGCGCGGGAGCTTGATGTACGCCTTGCCCGTGCGCTCGTAGGACTCCTGGCTGCTCAGGAACGGGCTGTTGGTGATCTTCCAGCGCGGCCATGCGTGTGCCGCACCCTCGCACCGCGGAGGCTGGATGCCAGCCGCAGGCGTGCTCACGATGTCGATGTTGACCAGCCGGTCCAGCTTGCTGGTCTTGGACGGGTACGGAAACATCCCTGGCGTCAGGAAGTCCAAGCCCGCGTAGCTGGGCGGGATGATGTCCTGCGCGCACAGGTACGCATCCGATCCGTTGGCCGAAGTCGGCAGCCGGTACTGGCTGTTGATGACAGGCGACGGCCACGGCTGGGTAGCCACCTCGTCTTGGTACAGCCAGTCGTACTGTTGCAAGCCTGGGTTCGGGTAGCTCTCGTTGTCGTAGGCGGCCACAACGTCCACGGCCAGCATCTCGCCGTTCTCACCGCAGTTGCCCTGGCTACCGCCGTAGAACGTCCAGCCGCGGATCGTCCGCACGGCCTTGGCACCGCGAGGCATCTGGTTGAGCACGGGCGGCGCGGTCTCGTTGAGACCAAGCTCCGTGTCGTTGATGTACTGGATGTTGTGGATCGTGGCGAAGACCGCAGGCGCGTCATCGTCGGAACGCTCTGTGGATAGCAGCGCGGAGTCCGGCGTCGGCCAAGCGATGGACAGACCGTACTTGCCGTTAGACTCGTACTTGGCGCAGTCCTCGCTGATGAGCTTCACGGTCAGGTTGCGAACCGTGATAACCTCAGTGGATTGCATGTTGGCAAAACGCAACGTGTTGCTAGTGGCGTTGGTTGCCTTGAAATACATCGTCCAAGGAACGTAGCTCGTGCTCGTGATCGTCGGACCTTGGATGGTTGCGGTGGTGTTGACGGCGATGTTGACGCTGGCTCCAGCACTGACCTTGGCTTCGCCCGTAACCTTGTACCAGCGGTCTACGATGAGGTCGGAGGTCAGGTCGCCAGCGGCGCTCAACGCGGCGGTTGCGCCCTCAGCGTTGTTGACGTAGGTAACGATGACTTCGCCAGAGGTGCCCGTGACCGTGTTGCCACTAAGCGCCGTCCAGTTGGCGCTTTCGTTTAGGCCCTTGCCAAGATCGCGGCCAAGCTGGTCTGCGCCAAGGTCGTAGTACGGACCACGGATGGCGAACAAGTTGGGATCAAACGATTCCTGCTGTCGCCCGTAGCTGTACTCGCCCATGAAGTACAGCGAGTCCAGCGCGTCCTTTTTGCTGCGGTAGACGAGCAGGCTGTAGGCGGCGCATTCGGCCATCAGGTAGCCGGGATACAGCACGCGCAGCGTCACGCCCCACTCGCCTGTGTTTGGCGTCTTGACAATGCACGACTCGCTCAACAAGCCGACTTCACCCGTGGCTTCGTCCTTGTAGGCAACGGCGAAGGCGTAATCGCCCCCGCGCGTAGCGCCTGCGTAGTTGTTGCCGGTGTGGACCGTGTTGTAGGAATACTCCTTGGCCGACAGTCCCTTGATGGCCACGTTGCGGCTAAGGTTCATCGACTCGACCTTGGTGGCCGAATCCTTGTTGCGGAGGTCGCACTGAAGGATGGCCTTGGGAACGCCCACGCAACGAATGATGTTGTCGCGGTCGTTGGTCAGGCTCGGCTGGCCTTCGGGCTGCGAGGTCAGCGTCGGGTCGATGGGGTAGACCGCAGGCGACTGGAACACACATCCGTATCCTGGCGCTGCGATGAGCAAGCGGTCGCCGCTGATCGTCGGCACCGGGCGGTACGGGATGCGCTTCTGGCGGCGGCGGCTAAAGCTGTACGGGCCAGAGTCGAGACCAATACGGTTGACGGCGCGCTCACCGCCCTCCTGGCGTCCGTAGCTAAGGATCTCAACGGTGCCAGTGCCGGTTGTGCCCCAAGTCGGGTACACCGTTACCTTGGCCCTGTTGCCGTGGATGGTGAAGGTGCCGGTAGGATTAGGGCTGATCGCAGGGTTGAAGCTGATCTGCGAGGAAGTGTTGGCAACGATGCGGCTGAAGCCGTTGTTCGTCTCCACCACGCGGTCCACAAGGTTCAATCCGGTCCACGGAGTTCCCGTGACGTTGATCGTCGTGGTCGTAGAAGTGCTGACCGTTCCGGTGATGTCCTCGTTGTCGGTAGCGCTACTGCCAAAAATTTGGCGCATCTGGACGTTGCCGCCGATGGTCAGGCGAACGTAGTAGTGGTAATCGAACCACGAGAACGCGCCCGCGGGAAAACGGTTGGCGTCGGCCAGCGTGATGTAGCCGTAGCCGCCATCGTTGGTTGCCGTGCCCGTCGTGGTCACCAGCTTGCCAACGCCGCCGAAGTCGCGGATGCGGTTGGCCACGTTGGCTTGGTACGAGGTCTTGACCGGCACGGACAGGCTGGGGCGGTCGATCAGCATCCACGAGGTCAGCGCCTCGGGGTCGTCCACCGCATAGCTCTCGACCGGCTTGAAGTTGACATCGGTGTCGTAGTAGCCGACGCCGGTCGTCAGGCTGGTGCGGTACTGAGCCGTGCCTGGCCTGCATCGCCAGATGGCGACATCAAGACCCGTGGCCGGTGCAGCCAGCGTCGTCACCGTCGTAAACAACGTGACCGTGTTGCCAATCTGTGATTCAACCGCGTGGAACTTGTTGTTGAGGTCCGCCTGCACCGTGGAACCAGCCACGGCAGGGACGTTCTCAAGATAGATCCAAGCACCACGGCCAGACAGGACTCCGTAGGTCGGGTCCGTCAAGGTCGCGCGCTCGCGCCCGATGCCGTTGAACTCCCAGTCCTCCGAGCGATAGCTACCGCTCAACGTCAGGATGGTGTTCGCGCCAGACTTTGCAATCTCCGTGACCGTGCGCTGGATGCCATCGGCGCTGAAGATCGGCTCCTTGCGGAAGTCCGACTCGCCAAGGATGACCATCCTGCCGCGCACAAAGTGGAACGAGTGGAAGCGCGTCGGATTGGTCCAGCAGTACAGCTTGTCGGCCTCGGCCACCGTGCTGCTGGCCACGGCGTTCAGGTACTTCGAGGTCGCGCTGGTCGTGTAGTCAGGCCGCATCGCATCCACGAAGTTGCGGCGGTAGCCCGTGTCGCGGCTCTCGGGCAAGGTCTGCAAGTCCACGACGCACCGCATCCCAGGGAAGGTGCGGATTTCGCTGCCGTCCACGTTGACGTAGCAGTTCTCCAGCTTGGCCAGTCGGCGATCACCGCGCTCACTTGTCGTGAGCGTGGTCATGCCTGACCATGCGCCTTCGCCGCGAACGGAAACGATCTGCGTGCCGGTTTGCATCAGTAGTACATGTCCCTGTTCCAGTCGCTACCAGGCGCAGGCTCCTGCGCGCGATCCTTGAGCACCATCGGTCCAGCACGGCGGCGGTCCTGGATGTGCGCCTGTCGCCAAGCGCCACGCCACAGCCGCTGCATCTCGCCGCCAAGGATGGCAACCTGATCCTGATGCCCGCCGGTCTGGGCCAGCCGCATGGCAGCCATCACCACAACCAGTTCGGTGTACTCGTTGGGGATCTGCGCCAGTTCGCTGTCGTCCGTGAGGTCGGTCGGCAGGCAGACAAAGTGGACATCAAAGGTGCCACCGGGGTCGCTCAACAGCCGGATCTTGATGCGGCCCTCGTCCGTGTACCCCATGTGGTCGAACGTGATGGTGCGACCGTAGTTGATGGGGTTCTCGATGGCCAAGATGCGGTTGACCTGGCGTGGCAGCGTGACCGGCGTCTGGTAATCGCTGGTGATCGTGAACGACTCTGTGCGCCGCAGGAACCACGCCGAGTCGCCCAGCGTGTTGTAGATCTCGCGCAGGCTGTCGTTGATCGCCTGGTTGATGCGCTCGTCCGTGGCGTCGTTGTCCACGGCGTTGCGCTCGTAGCGGCGTTTGACTTCGGTGCGAAGCTGGCCCAGCGTCTTGCGCGATGCAGGGTAACGGTTCGCGTCCTGCTGGCGCTTGCTGACCCGCACCCACTCGTCGTACAGCCGCTTGCCAAACGTCACCTGACCTGCGGCGCTGTAGTGCGCTTGGTCGGTCAAATCGTTGTTAGGCAGGTCGTCGGTGTTGACGTAGCCGCTGTACGGGTCGTCCGTAGCAAGCTGCTTGTATTGCGTGTTGACCGTGCCAGCGTAGGTCCAAAAACCCTTGTTGCGGACGCCGCCGATGACGAACGGGATGTTCTTGCCCATCGTCTGCGACAGCCCAGCGCCTTCAATCTTGGACCGCATAACGTCGCGGACCATCTGCATGTTCTGGCCCGCGATGGCCGCGCGCTCGGCGAATGTGCTGTCGGTTTCGCCAAGCATTCCGAAGATGCCGCGAACGTCGAGCGTGTCGCCAGGCCGGTTAGCCGCGATCCACGCCGTAGCCTTCTCGATCAGGATCTTGTCGATCAGCATCCCAAACAGGCCGTAGCTGTAGTCGTTGACCGTCCAGTCGGCGTTGAGCGCAGGAGGCTGCTTGTCGGTCTCCGCAGGGTGCCAGCTATTGTGGCGAGCCGGGCGGAACCACGCCGTCTCGGCGAAGTACGACGAAGGAGCCAGCGTGCCGCGGTAGCGGCTGAGAAAAGTGCTGCCGATGGACAGCTTGATGACCCAGATGTCCTCGTCGAAAGCGTGCTGAAGCTGCCACGTTGCTTCGAGGTCCGGGCCGATCTGGCCGACCGTGCCCTGCTGCGGAGTCTGACGCGGAAAGCTGTACCACGAGCAGTACTCGTAGCCGGTCGTGTAGGTCTGGGTGCCATACACAGTCAACTGAAGCGGCTTGAACGACCCCTTGTAAGTTGCGACGTTGAGCGTTCCCGCACGGTAAACCGTGTAGGTCGAAGAATCGCTAGGCGTCACCGCCCACGGCTGCGTAAGGTTCAGCGTGTGGGAGCCAGTAACGCTTGCAACATTGCGAAGTTGACCAATCGCCGCTACTGGAGTTCCACCAGTAATAACCACCTGTGCAGGCGGCATATTGTTGAAGTTTGTTCCGGTATCGACAAGCGTGTCCACCGTTGCCGACGTTGCCGTCCCGCTAATCGGCGCATGTTCGCCGCCGACATAGTTGGTGGACGGCATCTGTGCCATCCAGTAGTTGATGCCTGGAGCCTGCGTGATGCCCGGCGAATAGCTACCTACGCCAAACCAGCGAGACAAGTTGCCCGCAAGGTCGAACCCTGCTTGCCCAAGGTTGCCAGCCCCTTCCATGTTGGACTGGCCAAAGAAGATGAAGCAGGGGAGTTTCGCCATCGCTACCTCTTACCCAAGTACAGGCCCTCGCGCACAAGCGCGCGTGCGCCTTCTTCCTGCCAGTAGTTCGGGTTGCCCGTCTGCCGCCGACGCATCTCGAACAGTTCGCGCGGGATCGAGCCGATCTTGCGGAACGTGTTGTCGTCCTTGCGGCCAAGCGACGAGTCGCGCTCGTGCGCGCGGCGCTGGTGCTCGGCGATGACGTTCTTGTAGATCGCCTCCTGCTGCTCAGGAGTGCGCCCAGCCTTCTCGACGCCGATGCTGACGCAACCGTGCTTGGGATCAAAGTCCCAAGCACGGTCTTTCACTAGCACCTGCAAACCTTCTCCCACATCGCTGTCGGACACGAAGTTGTACATGACCTTCCACCAGGTCGCCTGCTTCCCGCACTCGGGGCAGTCAACGTCGGTGGGGATTGTGCCAACGGCCTCAAACTCAGCCGGACAACTACGACAGCGATACAGGATTAGGTTCATCAGGGAGCCAGCAGGTTGGTGCCACCGCAGAGCGCGATGGGATTCAAAACGATAAGGCCGCCTTCGGTGATAACCATGAACTGGTCACGGTCACCGTCAGCCGCCAGAGGCCGCATGTACGCACCGCGGAACACACCGCGACGGATGTACTTGGGCATCATGAACACGAGCGATTCAGCCCACGGCACAGCCGTGCTGGTCACGCCGGTAAGCGGGCTTCCAGCGGCGCTGGTGATAGCCGTGGGAGAAACCGTCGTGCTGCCAGTACGGTCAAACCACCGGTTCCAGTTGATGTACACCGTGCCAGCAACCGTCTGGTAGGCATCGACAACGTCGATGAACATGCGGTCCTGGGCGTCGATCTTGCGCTCGTTGATGGGACCGTTTGCGGTCAGACCCATCTCGGTAAACAAGCCCTTGACCTTGTAGCTCGCCATGCCGACAGCGCCATCGGCGATGAAGCCGTTGCTCACGGCCGTGCCGAGGATGCTGTGCGTCAGAATCGAGCGATCAAGGTTCGTGCCCTGAGCGTTGAAGAACGTGCTGAAGTACGCCCTGGGGATGACGTTGCCAGTCCTGTCCTCAATCGAAGCGGTTGGGTCAACCGCGTTGAAGTCAGGCGAGAAACGCTGGAGGCCGGTCATGGCCGCCCAGGTCAGCAGACCCTGAGTCGCGCGGACGTTTGCCGCAGGATTGGCCACCGTGCCAACGCCAAACAGCATGGCCTTTTCGGCCTTCTGCACAACGCGGGTCAACGTCTTGTACGCGCGGTACTCGTAGGGTTCATCGATACCAGCGTGCAGCGATGCGCGGTCAGTGCCGGAAACCGAAGCCGATTCCCAGTTGATCTGCATCACCGAGCGCAGGCGAGTCGGATAGATTTCCGGCTCATCAACCGCCGCAGCGCCTTCCGCCTTTGCTTCCTGGAGCGGAGTCTGCGAGGTGTAGTCCACGCCGAACGTGTCCACGCCGTACTCAACAAACCGCGACTGGACAGGGTGCGGAGTGAGGACCGAGTGCAGAGGCGCATCGGTCGGATCCATAATCGAAACCCAGTCCTCAAGCTGCTCACGAATGAGCACCTCGTTGACGGTTCCGCCTGCATTAGTGACGTAAGCCATTTGAGTTATCCTTGAGAGAAGAAACGAGCCAGTTGCATCCGAAGGCCCTCTTGGATCTTCGCCTGACGCTCGTTACCAGAGACGGCGTTGCGCGCAGTCTTCTTGATGTCTCCGAGAGTAGACTGAGTCCTTGGACCTCCGCCCGAGGCTGGCAGTATGCCGGGAACAGATTGCTGCCTCGAACTGGTCTGTTGCCTCTGCTGCGGGAACAACTCTGGTTGCCTGCGACGAACCAACAACTCTGCCTCGTCCGGCGCAATATCAGCGTACTGATCCTGCACCGCACGGATGGCTTCCGCCTGGGGCTTGGTGTAGCCCTTGGACAGAGCGAGGTCCGCAGCAGCCAGTTGTTTCTGGAGCGGTGCAACTTGTTCTTGCACCGTCTGACGAATCAGGTCTGCGATTGCAGACTTGGTATCGTCGTCCAGATCGCCAGCTTGCCACTTATCCAGTTCCGTGCGTACCTGAGTCAACTCGTCCATCGCCTCGTTGCGCTGGGCAACAAGTTGATGAATGCGCTGCTCGGAACGCGATCCCTTCGGCTGCACAGCCTGGGGATCATTACCTTCAACGTCGGCTGGTGAGTCCGTCATAACACCTTTCGCTTTTTGAGAGTGCGACTCTGTTGGTTAGTAGCCGAGACCCGTCATGCCGCGCATGCGGCGACGGAGCTTGACTCGATTGCTGCCTTGGCCGCCCTGATTCAAAGACCCACCGGCAAAGCGGCGACCACGCTTCTTGCCCATGAGTTTGCCAGCCACGCCGAGAGTGGCGAGGTTGGCCGCCTTGCTGCCAGCCTTGAGGGCTGCGCCCCCAACCTTCTTGGCAGCCTTGTTGACCTTGCGGCCCATCTTCTTGAGTTTGCTACCCAGTCCCATGTTGTTCCTCGTAGTAAGGGATTAGCCCATCCCGCCGATTCCACCCCACGGGCCAGGCTTGGCCTTGGCTTTGACCTTGGGCTTCTTGAGACCCTTGGCCTTTGCCTTCAGTCCTGCCTTTGGGGCCTTCTTGCCCTTCTTCTTGTGCATCCAAGAGGGCATTGGATTACTTCTTGCCGCCCTTGGACTCGAAGCACTTGACCGCCTTGACGGGCAAGCCGTGCGTCGTGGACATGCGGCCCTTCGGGTTCCAAACCTTGTCGCCCGTGGAACGCTGACCCATCTGGCTAGCAGCCGTCTGATGACGGCTGTCGAGCTTGCTGGCGTGAGATTCTGCCATGTTCAATCACCTTGCAGCGAGTTGGTGAACTGATCGACAGGATCCATCTCCGCTGCGTTGAGTCGGTCCTGTAGTGCGTTGGCTTCTGTGCGAAGCTCGGCAACGCGGGATGCAAGTTGCGCCACATCATCGTCGCCCATGAGGGTCGCGCGCGTGATGGTGCGAAGGATGTCGATCTGACCTTGAAGGTGACCAAGGCGGTGCGGGGTCATCTCGCCCGTGGTCAAAAGCTGCACCTTGTCCGCTTCAATCTTGGACATTTGCTCGGCAACCCTGGCCCAACGGTCATCGTCCACGATGGACGACAGCGCGGTGCGGTAGTCGAGCACCTTTTCCCGAGCTTGAAGCTCGGACAACACCTGCTTGAGACGCAGAGCGATTGCTTGTGCGTTGGCCATCAGATCCGGTTCTCCGTCTGCGGGATACCATCAGGCGCGCGACCGCCACGGCCCACGACCGCGGAACGCGCTGGCCCAGGCGTCTCACCCTGTGGCGTAACCGCCGGGCCTTGAGAAAGTGCCGCCGACATTCCACCACGGAGAGGAGACTGACCGTTCGGGCCGACCGATCCCCCAGCTTCAGGAGGTAGCATGGCTCCGCGCTGTTCGGCCATCCTTTGCCGCGCCTGCTGCTGCGCGGCTTGCTGTCCCATGAGCGTCTCGTGCTTCATGTAATGGTTCATGATTGCAGTGCGAACTCTCGCATCCACACTGCTGTCCATCACTCGATCAAGCAACCCCATGCTGATCATCGCATCGATATGCTGCTGATGATCGTCAAGCTCGGAAACATCTACCTCTTGCCCGGCCAGAAGCATCAAGTTCTCTTGCTCCTGCGGCAAAACGTCGGCGGGATCCTCGTAGTCCTTGATAATCGAATCCGCTTCGCTGGGACCAACCGTCAAGGAAATGAGCTGGTGTGCCGCGGCAAGCATATCGACCTTGTCGGGATGCTGCATCAAGATCGGCATGGTGGTTTGCAGCGCATTCTGCAGCGCGGTCGCGCGCAGATCGTAGCTGTGGAGGTTGCTGAGTCCAACGAACTCGAAGTCAACATCCATCATCAGCGTGTCCGGTCCAAGCTCGACGTATTCGGTCAGTCGCTTGGCTCGTTTGCCCATGACCCGGAACGCAGTCTTGCCGGTCGTGAACTGCTGGTTCATGTTGTGCATGATCCGCAGCGTCTGCACCCACAGGTCTGAGTACGAGCGGATCATGGCTCGGATGCGACGGTTCGCTTCCTTGACCTTGCGCTCCATCTCGGTCGCGGTAGCCGCGCCTTCCGTGCCCTGGAACACGCGAGGCGATCCCATGATCTCCTCGATGTCGTTCTTGTAGACCGTCTCCACCACGCTCCAGGCATCAAGCGTGTTGGGCATACGGCTCATCTCGACCTTGCCGACGCCCTTGAAAATGGTGCCAGGCTGAATCTCGTACACCGTGTCCGGCAGCGAGCTGTCGATCTCGGTAAACACCAGCGGGTTGACCGACAGTTCCGCCGCGCGCGTGGCGTGCTTGCGGATGCGGTCGAGGTCTACGTTGACGCGCACCGCGTTGTCCACGATGCCGGTGCCGTAGAAGTTGTGGCCGTTTTTGGCCACGCGCCCGGTCGCGTAGGGACGCACCTGCGAATCGAGGAAGTTCTCCTGCGCGCGTAGCACTACGCGGCCATCGGCCACGGTGAACACGCACTCGCGCTCGACGCCGTCGTTGTAGAGGTCAAAGAGGCACCAGACCTCCATGATCCAGAACTTCTTGGCCTCGCCCTCGCTAATCGAGGAGTACTCCTTGCCCCACGGGGTCGCGGGGTCACGAGCGCGCTGGCTGTTCCAGATCGGCTCGTAGAGCGAGCGGCTTGGCACGCGGCTGTCCATGTTGCCGCCGACCGGCTTCTTGATGCTCTTGTCGAACAAGCCATCGACGTTGACGAACCAGCCCATGCGCTCGTAGCGCAGGAGGTCGGTGTAGTTCCACAGGCTGAGGTCGCCAACGAAGCTGGCGTTCTGCGGTGTCGTGGCCTTGGGATCGATGAAGAAGCAAAACGGATCGATGAGCTGAATCACCGGGCCGTCAAAGACGACTTCTTCGATCTTCTTCGAGTTGATCTTGTACTCAGGCTTGTTGTTCTTCTGAACAAGCTCGACATCGCGCCGGACGCGCTGCTGCACCTTGCGGTCCCAGCAAATCTTGTGGGCCGCAGCCTGGCAGATGAGCATGTCGCGCACGCCAGGCTGGATGAGGTCCCACGCACGGCACTGGTCTAGCTGCCAGTCGAGATACGCGCCGATCACATCGGATCGGCGCTCGTCACCCTTGTCGCGACCGCGCACGCGGAAAGGCGGGTCTGCATCGAACACGGCTTCTTCGATGCGCGGCACGAGGGCTTCGATGGCCTTGTAGACCTCGGGCACATGCACATCGTATCGGCTGGTCCGGTCCAGCGTGTTTCCCGCCATCATGCGAAAGATGGCCTCCCAGCGTTGGTGGAGCTTGCGCATCCGCTCGCGCTGGGTGGCCATCAGGTCGTTGCAGAAACGCAGCACCCTCTCGGCAATCTCAGGATTCGATGCGTGGTTCGGGAACTCCCCGATCTGCGCCCGAGTCCATTCGATGGCTTCGTCTGGGGTCATCGCCCCAGGCTCGTGAGAGACGCTGGTTGTCTTGCTCATCAGATGTAGCTCTTAGGCGTGTCCTTGTGGATGTAGTAGCCCTCAAGCGTCAGCGAGAAGGTCCCACCGCCCACGAGCGTGCAGAGGATGATGCCTTGGTCTGCATCGCCAAGCAGATCCCACCCGGTCGATGACACCGAAGTGTGGTTGTGGTTGCTGCCCAGATCCGCGGAGTGGATCTTGGTGGGCTGCAATCCGTTCCCGAGCACTGCGATGCAACTGGTGAGGTTGCTGTCGTAGTTCAGCGTGATGCCCGTCACCACCGGCAGGAAGTTGGTCTTCGCAGGCAGGATGGTGATGGGGGTCATCAGCGAAAACGTCTCGGTTCCACCCGGAGCAGACGGCAACGTGTCGATGGTAAGCGTGTCCGCCGTGTTGGAGATGACCTTGCGATAAGTATCGGCAAGCGTGCCGCTGGTGATGCGAATGATCTTGCCAACGTGCGCGTTTACCCCGAACCCAGCGCCGGTAACCGTGATGCTCGTCGTAGTGGCGGAAGTGGCGGTGTAGTTGCCCACCGCAGGCGCAGCCGTGTGATAACGGCTGGCCTGCCAGTGTGCGTTGCCCTTCCCGTAGCCTTGTGCGTAGATGCCCATGATCAGCTACCCCGCACGACGTACTGAGCAGTCTTGTCGCTAACGTAACGACCCCAGATAGTCACGCTTGCCTGATCCCAAGCTGCGCTCACGCCGACTTGCGTCGGAACCACAAGCCCCTTGAGTTCAGCAGAGTTTGCAATCGGCAGACCAAGCTGATCCATCAACAAGTGCGTATCCTTGTTTTCGTAAGCATGGCTGGTGATGGTGATCGGCACTCTGTTCAACCCGGATGTATATCCAAGGGAAAACGCGCTGACGGCAGGAAGAGCCGTTGTGGCATCTCGCACACCAGAGAAGGCATAGCCTTCGATGATGGCATAACCAGGCTTGTTGCTGGGAGTCAGCGCCGCGGTTGATGCCGTAGCAGCTTTGTAGACCCAGAAACGCTCGCCCTTGCCGACAACACCGTTGGCGGTCGTAGGATTTGGATTCACGCCAACGTGAGTTCCGGTTGGATCCCACACATCTGCTTCCTTGACGTAGCGGCCAAGAATCACGATGGAGAACTTCTTGGTCGTGGTCTGGATGCCGGTGACTCCGTAGCCAACAGGGCCGCCAATGTGGCAACCCGAAGTGCCCATGTTAACCAGGTTGGAAAGCTCGCCACGGCGCGACGAAAACCGGAAAATGTTGTAGTTCGTGCCGCCGCCGTTGTCCGCCGACGAGAACCGCAGCGTCATGCTTTCGATGGCTGCGTTGGTGGCACCAAGGCCCACAACGTAGAACGCATCGATGACGAACTGCTTGCCGTCCTTCTTGGGCACAAGCGTCGTGTTGGTGGTTTCGCTGTGCATCGAGGCAATCACGAGGTCGCCAAGAAGCCCGCGCTGGCGAGCCTCTTCGACATGGACGTACTCGCCGTACACCATGATGCTGACAACAGCATCGCCAAGAGCAAAACCGGAAGCAGTGCTAATCTTGGCATTCAGGCCGTAGCCTTCTTCAAGAACCAGCTTTCCGTTGACCTTCCAGTCGATGTTGTAGGAGTGGTAATCGCCGCCGCTCACATCCTCGCGCGCGGACTTGAAAAACAGCTCCTTGGTCGTCGTGCCATTTGAAACGCGAACGGTTACCACCCCGTCATGCGGTGCCGTACTGTTGGCAGGCGCACCAAGGCTGCTGATGACGAGGCGATCAACGACGTACACAAACCCAGTACGAGCGGGGATCAGATTGCTTGCAAAGTAGCTGCCGTCAATCTTCAAAAGACCGGCAGTGATTGCATCGCTTAGACCGACACTTTGCGAGGTGTTCCTCGCCTGGTACGGGTAGAAAGACTTGTTTGCTTGTTCACGAGTCAGAATGGCCATCGAATGCTCCGTTGCTAGATGTTGCCGATCACTTTGTCCCACCAGTCGCCGCCGGAATCGTTCCAAAGATTCTGGCGCGAAGTGCGGACTCGACGCTCCTGAACACCTTCGTAGTCGATACGCGGAGCCTTGCGGTAGAACAACAACCGCGCACCCGTGTTGCCATCGAAAGCATCCATGTCGGCAAGGGCATCAGGGATGTCTCTATACTGGTGTACGGGAAAGCGCACAAACTGCTCGACCAGTTCGCCGCCCGGAAGGCTTGCCCCGGTAGCCGGGTCGATGTACCCCTTGGGGTCCCAAAGTACCCGGTTGCCGCCGATGTCGCGGAACAGCTTGGGTACCGTGTCCACGATGTAGACCGTCCGGTCGTTGAACCTGGCCTCTAGGCGCTGGATGCGCTCGACCTTGCGGTTCTTGATGCCGCGCTTCAGCTTGATGATGTTGAGGCGAACCTTGCGCCTGCGGGCCTCTTCGTGGATCGGGGCCATGAACACGGTGTTCAATCCGATCTCCTCGAACACCTCGCCGATGTGGTTGCACCGCTGTTGCCAGGTCTGGTAGACCTCGAACAAGGTCTGCACGAACTCGACCGGCGGCCACCGGCCCACACGGAGGTCCAGGACGTAAGCGACGTTCCTGGCGTCAAAGCCGATGTAGGCGATGACCGAGTAGCACGCCTTGTCGTCCTCCGATACCGCCGTATCCGTGAGGATGTAGCCCGACAGGCCGCGCATGTCTTCGTCCCAGCGGATGGCTTGGAAATCCTCGCGGCGGAACGGCTGGTGCAAGCCCTGCGGCACCACGTTCATGTACTGGCTGAGGAACTTGTTGTACCCCATGCGGCGCAGCTTGCCGTAGAGGTACTCCTTGTCGTGGTGGCCAAAGCGCGGCTGGCCAGCCAGCTCAAACCCCTTGTCGGTGCGCTCGATGGTTACGCCGGAGTCGAGGCTGAAAAACGACCACTCCTCGTTGTTTGAACGCACACCATAAACATCTTGGTCGTGGTATCTGGTGCCGACCAGGATGAGGTAGCCCGCCGTGGTCAGCAGCGGGTCGCACATCTGGATCATCGACTCGGCCTTCTCGGCGCTGTCGTTGTTGATGTAGTCGCGGTCGTCTACCGGGTCGTCGAAGATGATGTAGTCGAAGTGGCCGCCGGTCGGCGGCGACTTGAGCGAGAACGTGCTGAAGGTCGGCTCCTGCAGGTTCACCTTGGTGCGACCTGCTACGGTGAACTCCAGGTCTTGCCAGAAGTCGGACTTCTGGTCGCCGAACAGGCTGACGATCTCTTCGCTTTCCAGCGACCGCTTGATGGCGCGTGCTTTCTTGAACACCTGGTCATCCGTCCTCATGCCGTAAAGGATGCGGACGTTGGGGTCCTTCAGGATCTGTCGAGTGACAAAACCCTGAAGGATGGTGCTCTTGTACGACTCGCGCGGCGCGAGCATCACCTTGTGGTGCGTGGCCGGGTCGTCGAGGAAGTCCGTCATCATGCGATGAGGACCGTTGTCGCGAACGCCGCCCGTCCCGATGTTGGCCTTGACCTGCTTACCCGACGCCGGGTCCTTCCGCATGTCGTAGTTCCAACCTAGCAAGTTTCGACACAAGTACCCCGTGTCCTTGAGGCACTGTGCGACGAAGTCCTTGTCAGGGGTTGAGGGCGGCATTTTCGAGTTTGCTTTGCAGCATTCTCAGCTCCTTGTCCACGAAAAGCAGGAACTTCCATTCGGACAGAGGGAGCTTTTCGTGACCAGCGGTCTTGGCTTCCTCGAAAAGCTGCACGGCGTCGTTGACGTAACTCAGGATGTGCAGGATCGACGCCGTGTCTTCTCTAGCCATTGGCCTGCCTCACGAGGGCCTCAACTTCCGCATCGTGAGAAATCGTAGGCTCCTGGACTTCCGTCATCGGCTTGAACTTGGGAGCAACCTTGTTCCAGTTGCTCTTGCCCTTGGGTTCCTTGGTTCCCTGGCGCACGCGCGGGCCGCGAGGCTCTTCTGTCACCTCGTAGCGGTTCATCGCAGCCTTGATGACCGACTCGTGGATGCGGCCGTCCTTGGTACGCGCCACGCCGGGTCGCTTCTCAAGCTCGGCGATGACCTTCTCGCGAAGGCTTGCAACCTGCGGCTCGGCAGACGGGACCTCAGACTTCTTGGAGACTTTGGCCACGGCGTCGTTGGTCAGACTGCCCAGGATGGCCTGAAGCTGTTCCTGAACCTTGCGCTCAACCAGCGTGTCGATGGGGTCTGCGTCCTGCTCGCCCACCGTCAAGAACTTCTCGATGCGATCTGCCGCATGCATGTGGTCCTTGGAGGTCTTCATGATGTGGTCGTAGTTGACGCGATCCACCATGCCGTAGAAGTGGCGCTCGCGCTGACCGTCCGCGCGCACACTCCACTTCTTATCGACGAGACCAATCGGTTCGTGGTAGGAACCGAAGGTGATCATGTAGCCTTTGGATTCGAGAATCTGCATCACATAGGATTCGGGGATCATGTCCAAGAACCTAGCGTTGGAAACCATTACCGACAAGGATGGAAATCCAGTTACCCGAGAATGGCTTTTACAAAAGCTCGTCCGGCTTCTCGAAAACGCCGCCGGTTCTGAGGCCGAGATTGATCACCAGGCCGCGGCCAAATACTGCGACTTGATGTCCAAGCTCCTGCCCACCCAGAGCAAGGCGGCTAGGATGACGCCTGAGGATCTTGCGGCGGCTCGGCAGGCTGCTGAGGCTGCAGGGTAGCCTTGGAAAAGTACACCGGCATGGTGTCGCCCAAGTAAGCACCAGCGATGTTGAAGCAGAAGTAGTCGGTAGCTTCTTCTTCGTTCTCGCAGTCCAGCAGCTCGATGACCTTGTCCCGGTCGTAGACCGCGACCACCTTGCCGCAGGTTTCGGCGTACCCCATGAACGCTTGGTCGAACTGATCCGGCAGCATCATGCCGCAGATCTCCAACATTTCGTCGCGCGTGTAGTACATAAAAAAGCGCCCCTGCATCCGGTCAGAGATGCAGGGGCAAGCCGCAAGTCCTAGGGCATGGTGCAAACTAGGAGGGAAGGTGGAGAGCTGGAGTCTGACAGCGGACTCGCGGCAGCCCGAAGCCTAGGGCTAGATGTTTTTGGCGTCAAGGACGAGCTGTCGGATCTTTTCGCGCGCGTCCTTGAGTCTGTAGCTGACGGCAGATTCTGTGACACCTTGGAGCTTGCCGATGTCGGCGAGGCTCAAGCCGTCTCGGTAATACCAGCACACCGCCTGGCGCTGCGGCAAGTTCAAGGTCTTGGTCAGGTCGTACAAGGCTTCGTGCCATGGGTTGGGCTGGTACACCGGCTGTTCATCGTCCGTCCAGCGGGCGTGCAGCTTCCAGCAGCCTTGCTTGAGGTTGTCCAGGATGGCCCCCCTGATTTTGAACGCGGCGTAAGGGTGCCAGGAACCCTTGGCCTCGTCGAAGGTGCGCTCGGCGCACGCCAGGCCCCACCAGCCCCAGGAGGTGAACTCATCGAGCGACCAGTCCTTAGAGCAGTTCCATCGGCGCAGCGCCTTGCGGCAAACTCTACGCAGGAAGGCGTACTGCTCGTCGCTCACGGATAGGTGCGTAGCTCGATGGTGTCAGACGGCCCATAGATGGTCAGCACGCGCAGGTGCCACGTTCCAGGAGGGATCAGCCGCACCGGGATGCGCAGCTCGGCTGGGTGTTGGTTGCTGGGCCGCTCGATGAAGCCGTCGCGGCCTTGGTAGGGCTGGATGATCCACGACCAAATCATGGTTGGCCCGGCGCTGATCTCGACCACGGCCATGGGGCTTTCTGGAAAGATCACGCGCAGCTCAAGCTCCGAGATGCGCGCGAAACGCACCTGCAGGTCTGAGACTCCATCAGAGACAGCCGCCACGCTAAGGTTCTGCGCAGCGGCGCTGACGGTCGAGAGCAAGACGGCCATGGCATGTCGCATGACCGCAAGTCTACCGAAACGGCGGTGGCGTGCGATCCCGCTCGTTCGCCCATGCGCATAGGAAGATTCCTATGATGGTACAAGCGGTAGCGAAGAGTGCCCTGGTGATGGGGTTCATACGGCGCGCTTCTTTCTGTACTCCGTACAACCGTCGCAGTTGCAGGCCGCGGTTCCAAGAGGCATGTTGGGCATGTGGGCTGTGGGCTTCGAGAACGCGCCAGTGGCGGCCTTGCCCTTGACCCAGTCAGCCTTGAAGCCTTGCCAGCCGCGCACGCAGCATTCGGCCAGCACGGCCTCCAGGGACCACCCGGCCTTGGTCGCCTCCGCCCTGAGTTGGCTGAGAGCTGTTGCCGTCATGGGCGCACGCTTCGCCTTCCTGATGGCTATGTAGCTGTTCCACGTTTCCTCTGAGACACCTTCAGGGCGATCCACAGAAGACCGCGGAGCGGTCTCTCTATTCTTACTCTTACTCTTACTCTCTTCTGAGCTAGCATCCTGATAGCCATCTGCTAGCGTCTTGCTAGCATCTTGATAGCCGTCTGCTAGCACGTTGCTAGCATCATGCGTAACCCATTGCTCCAGCCTGACTAACAGCTTCTCAGCCTCTTGCTCCTTGATGCGCAGCCTGAATGCAAGCTGCTTTGTAGGCGGCAACCTACCGTCATCCTCTGCTGCGAGTAGCCAGATCATGACCAGGTGCTTGGCATCATCTCCTGCGAGTTGGTGCCAATCGAGGTCATCGAGCAAGCTACGGTACAGCTTGATCCAGGTTGGTCGGCGGTTGCCGTAGTGTTGGAACTTGTCCCAGTTCTTGACCAAGGTCACTGTTGCTGTGCCTCCGCCTGCTTGAGGGCCTCGCGGACCTTGGTGTGGTAGACGTTGGATTGCGCCTTCTGGCAGGCGATGCAGTTGCTAGAGCAGACGTACCGTTCAGTGCTTCCGCACTTACGGCACGGTTTCCCGTGGAACTTCCTCTGACCAGACTGAGCAGCTTCCATCCTTGGCTTCTTGTTGTCCATGCCAACAACATAGCCACACACAGAACACAGTCAACACTCTCACAGACTTTCCGCTAGATACAATCTAGGTACAAGATTCCGCGACAGGTTGACCCATCGCTTCGGCCACATGCAGATATTTAATGTAGTGCAGTAGTTCAACGAGTGTAATCGATCAGTCAAAGACCGGTCGAGCATTCGAGTCTCTGATGCGCGGACGGGTGCGAGTTGGCTGCAAGTTCCGCCTGGGAACGTGTGTGGCTGGCCGAGCACCAGGACTAACCGCGATCACAGCCAGCAACGCCTTCCGGGCTAGCTTCGTTGAACCAATCGGCAGCAAACCAAACATCTCCAGCCACTGCACATACTGCCTAAAGGTCTTGAACGGCGGGATGTACCGGCGAATGCGCCGATCAATCGACCAACGACAAGCACGCATCGGCACACCATACGAAGCCATGCGCAACCACAGTTTGTGCAACTTGCCACGGCGATGAACCGTCTCAGCATCGTCAAAGACGTATTGCGGACGAACGCCTACATGGGACGGATGGATGGAGTGGGAGGGGACCCTAAATATATCATTTGGGTCCCTCTGACGCGCGGCTGGGTGCGGGGATGGGGGTGCAGGGGTGCGTGGGTGCGTGGCGCGGGACACGCGCGCGCCGATGTCGTCGTCATCCGTGGCGGCCGCTAGGTACGCAACCGCGGGCCGCAGGCCGGGCAGGCCGGGGGCGCCGAGCTGGCCTCGCGAGCCTGCAGGCCGGGCAGCTGGCCACCCTACCGCGGCCGGTAGGGGTGACACGCCCAGCTCCCCCAGGTACAGGCATGCGCGCCCTACGGCCGCCAGTGCGCGGTTGCGCGGTCCACCTGGGCGACCGGGAACGGGACGGCGGGAAAGGCCGGAGAAGTGCTGCAGGTGCATGCCCGGAAGTAGAGCGGCCCGACTTCGCAAGCGCGAGGCCGGGCCGCAGGTGCTGCAGGAGCTGCAGGTGCGAGGCTAGCTAGTAGGCTGGCCAGCCGCCCTCCGCGGCATCCGCGCAACTGTCGCACCGGTAGCCCTTCGCGCGGTCGCGAGGGGTCAGGCGGTCAGGCTGCCCGCAGGTCGGGCAAGGCAGGTTGCGAGGGTTCCGGGCCGTCTCCGGGTGCAAGGCCGAGCTGCCGCCCGGGTCGGCGAAGCGTTCGCACAGGTCCGCCCACTCGTCGGGGCCGTAGTCCTCCGGGCCGCGCCTGCGGGGAGTCACGCGCGCACCTCCGCGGCCTTAGGCCGCACCTGCAGCATGCCCGTCTTGGTCAAGCCGCGGCCGTAGCGTACCTGCACTTGCCGCAGGTTGAGCTGCTGCAGCTCGGGCAGGGCGATGTAGCGGCCGTCCGGGCACCGGAAGTCACGGCCTGCGTCAAGGTCCGCCTGCGCAGCGCGCAGGCTTGCGTAGGTGCGGCCGTAGGCCGGAACAAGGGGCGATACGCCGTACATCACCGCACCTCCTGCCCGTCGCGCCAGTCCGCATCCGGGCATGCATCACTGCGCAGGCCGGGCACCGGCTGCCAGTTGCCGTTGCCGTCCAGGCGCACCACGGGGTGCTGCTGCAGCAGGGTAGCGGCCTCGCGGCCCCATTCCTGCGCAACGTCCAACAGCTCCTCGCGAGTCGCGCGCGAGACACTGCAGGTCTCTAGCTGCTGCAGGGTGTCGGCAAGGGTGGCCACGCGGGTCAGGAACCGGCGAAGGCTGATAGTGTCGGGAGTAGGTTCGGGTTGCGGTTGCATCAGTCGGTCTCCAAGGGTTTCCCGCGCGCGGTATTGCGCGCGGTGGGCCGCAAGGGTAGGGTCGCGCGCTTCCATGTCAAGTCCTAACACTTCCCTCATTTGGTCCGGGCCTTCCCGCTTGGACCGTTCCCCCATCATCCTACTTCTGTCCGGCCTGCGCGAGCCCAGCGGCAACCGTAAGACGGGCAACATGCTGCAGGCGTGGATCCTAGCCCGCAGGCTGGACCCGGTCGCGGCCGTACGCTCGGGTCGCGACCGCGCCGTATGCGGCGACTGCATGCACCGGCACCACCTGCAGGCGAACCCGGCCGCGCAGGCTGCGGCCGTTGCGCGGTTGTCCAGGTGCGGCCCGGGTGGCCTCGCGCAGGCGAGCACTGGCGCCGGTATCGGCCGATGCTACGTGGAACCGTGGCAGGCCCCCCGCTCAGTCTGGGCGGCGTGGCGCGCAGGGCGGACGGGCACGGGACTGCGGCACGTGCCGCATGACGTTCCCGTGCGGCTCGGAGCCTACGGCGACCCGGCGGCCGTGCCTGCGCGGGTGTGGCGCGAGCTGCTGCAGCACTGCAGGGCCGGGCATACGGCGTATACGCACCAGTGGCACCGGCGAGCCTTGACGGGTGGCGCATGGTGGCGCGAGCATTGCATGGCCAGCGTGGAAAGTCCCGCGCAGGCGATGATCGCGACCGCCATGGGGTGGCGGTACTTCCGCACTACCGGCGACCTGCAGGTGCGCGAGAACGAGTTGCACTGCCCGGCCGTAGCGCGAGGCGCGCAGTGTGCCCGGTGCAAGCTCTGCAGCGGCGCGGGCGGCCCGGCCGCGCGTGCGCCATCCGTGGTGATCGCGGCCCACTAGGGGCCGCGCACCTGGCCACCCTTTGGAGTCATTGCGCAGAATGCAATGCACCCAAAGCAGCGCGGCCCGCACGATGGCGGGCCGCTGGCATGCTCCCCGGCGGACGGGGACGGACGGGAAAGGGGACGGTCAGCAGTCGTTATCGTACTGGCCGCTGTACGGGTTGAAGCCTTCGTCGGGAACGTCGGGCTCGGGATCGTGGAGCGGACGGGCCTCGATTGGATCGACGGTGACGCGGAACGCGCGGCCGTCGCCAAGGTGCAGCCAGAACATGCGCTCGAACGTCCGGCCGTCAGGAATGTCGCCGGGTTCGACGATGCACCCCAGAAGCGCGGCGTCCGTGTTGCCGTGCTCGATGACGGCCTGCATGGTGTCAGCGATGTCGGTGGCCAGCACCGCGGCCAGCACATCCATCGGCATGCTGCGCAGCTCGTCGAGACGGGCCAGCTCGTCCTCCTCCCATTCGCGGTCGCTCACGGGCGTGCCTCCATGGCCTTGGCGTAGCCCTGCAGGAAAGCCTCGTAGAGTGCGCGCGTGCTTCTCTCGACCGCTTCAAGGCGCAGGCGACAGTCGGTCAGCATCTCGCGCAGGTCCTCGGTCTCGAAGCGGGCGGCCATGCGCTGGCCAGTGATGGGCGCGGCCGTGTCGATGCGCATCTGCATGTTGCGCTGCTCGGTCAGGATCTGCCCCAGCACGCCGTCCTGCTCATTGATCCGTGCCTCCAGCTCCCGCAGCCCCTGATCGACGCGCTTCTCCAGCACGCTGGCCTTCGACACGAACCGGCCCTCCTCGACAACGAAGACCATGTTCGCGCTGTAGACCTCGGACAGCAGGTCCTCGCCCGCACGGGCCGCAGCGTCCTTCGCAGGCTGGCTGGCAGCGGCACGCATCTCCATCGTCGCCTCGACCTCGGCCAGCCGCCTCTCCAGCTCGCGCAACGGGGTCGGGTTCTGGTTGCTGAAGTGCTGCGCGATGGTCTCACAGGGCAGCTTGGCGGCCACGGCCTCAAGGTTGAGTTCAATCGCGACCCTCGCTGGGTTGATGGCATCGGCCACTTCGCACAGGTCCCACTCGGCCGCTAAGTCGCTGAGATCAACCTTGCGCGCAAGATCGTCGAGGTCCACGCGGGAGGCCAGCTCGTCGTAGTCCAGCTCGCTAGCGATGTCGTTGTAGGCCAGCTCGCTAGCGACCTCCTGCGCCAGCTCGTTGTAGTCCAAAGCCTCGGCCACCGACCGGGCAGATACCTTGATGTTCTTGGAAAGGGCCTCGGCCAACGTCTGCAGTACTGCGTTTGCTTCCATCTGCGTCTCCTTGGTTTGCCTTCGGCACCCGCCGAAGGAGCGCGCAAAGTAGCGCGCGGTGTTGCGCACACAACAAGATTCTGCGGATTCGCGCGTGCGCCGGGCCGCGCGGTCTGGTAAGGGTGCGCCCCATGCGACCGAGTGGTCGCAAGGAGGTATGTATGTGTTGCTGTCCTGCATGTTGTGGAGATGAGGCCGTCGAGCTGGGCCAGCTCGGTGTGCTGTTCTGGGTCCGGTGCCGGGCCTGCGGTTGCGAGTACGCCTGGGAGGTCGAGCAGTGACCTTCTGGTGCGTCCTGGCCTACGTTGTCCTGTCGTTCGTCGTGGCGTCGGCCATCGGGAGGTTTCTCCGTGGCCGACGCTAATCGTGGACGGCGGACGGTGTCCGTCTTGTGGTGGATCTGCTGCGGCCTTGGCATCGCCAGTGCATGGTGGCGCGCATGGTGACGCAGCAGACCGAGTTGACCGAGCTGCTGGGCTTCGATGTCGAAGCAGCGCGGACGGCAGCGGGCATGACCAAGCAGGATCTCTGCAGGGTCGCCCGCGTGTCGCTGCGCCAGTATCACCAGTGGCTGCGTGGTGTGAGTTTGCCTTCCGGCCGGTCCGTGCTCCGGCTGCGTGGGTGGTACAGTGAGCACGATTTTGGAGAGCAAGATGTCTGAGCTAGCGAAAGCGTTAGTGGCGTTCCAGTCCGAGGTGCGTGATCCCGTCAAGGATTCGACGAACCCTCATTTCAAGTCCAGGTACGCAGACCTGCACAACGTGCTGTCGGCAGTCCGGCCGGTGCTGGCCAAGCACGGGTTGGCGGTGACGCAAGTCATCGACAGCTCGGCCCCAGGAGCACACTCGATGCTGGTGACGCGCCTGCTGCACACTAGCGGCGAGTCCATCAGCTCGTCGGTGCCGCTGGCGGTGTCGAAGAGCGGGCCGCAGGAGTTTGGCAGCGTGATGTCCTACCTGCGCCGCTATTCCCTGATGGCCTTGTGCGGCATTGCAGGTGCCGACGACGACGATGATGGCGAGGCTGCCACGCCGCGCAAGGCCGCTGCACCCAAGGCGCAGCCGCAGGGCGAGCTGGTGCAGTTCGAGCTGGTCGAGGAGGCCGTGTCGGCGTTCAAGACCTGCACGACCGTGGGCGCGCTGCAGGTCATGGCCAAGCGTTGCCTGTGGTTCAAGGCAACCGACAAGGACACGGTCGCGGCAGCTTACCGCAGCCGCCTCGCAGAGCTGGGAGGTGCCCAGTGACCGAGACCAACGTGGAAACCAAGGAGGTCGTGCTGTCGGAGAGCTGGGAGCGTCAGGCATTGGCCGCGCGCAAGCGCATGTCGGTGATCCGGTTTGCTCTGCAGCGTCTGTTTCGGCAGGCGGCCATGGATGGCGGCATGAAGCCGCGCGAGTGCGCCGTTGCTGTCACCTGGTTGTTCGAGATGCATCTCGCGCAGTCCAGCTACGAGTACTGGGCGCTGTGGGAATACGCCCAGACCGCCCAGGAGCTGGCGACCAAGCATGTCGAGAACAGGCGCTTCATCGGCATGTGTGTTGATGAAGAGATCGAGGCCGAGATGGATCAGATGTCGAGCCAGAACCTCATCGATGAGCTGGCCAAGAAGATCAAGGAGGCATCCAGTGTCTGAGATCCCCAAGTACATCAGCCCATCGCAGGCCGCGATGTGGCTGCGTTGCCAGGCCCAGTGGAAGTACAGGTATGTTGATGGCCTGAAGTCTCCCCCGAGCGCCGCCCTGGCGTTCGGGAAGGCGTTCGACAACATGTCCAACGCCGTCTACAGCCTGAAGATGGTCACGGGCGAGACGGCCAACGACACGGCCGACCTGTTCGCTGCAGAGTGGGACAAGGCCAAGGTGCAGGTCGAGCTGTGGGAGGACGAGGATCCTGCCAAGCTGCTCGACCAAGGCACGACCTTGGCCACCTTGTGGCGTAACGACATTGCCGTCACCGTGCAGCCTGTGGGCGTCCAGGTGCCTGCAAACCTCATCGCTGATGATGGGACGCAGATCCACGGCATCGTGGACACGGTCGCGCAGGTGGGCGACAACCACAAAGTGGTGCATGAGCTGAAGACCAAGGCCAAGTCGATGTCCGAGGCCGACATTCAGCGCAGCCTGCAGGTGCCAATCTACGCTGAGGCGGTCGGCACCAACCAGGTGCAGTGGGATGTTGCGGTCAAGACCAAGGTGCCCAAGACGCAGGTCATCCAGACGACTGTCACGCCCAGGGATGTGCGCGGCGCGGTCTCGCAGCTTGTCGGTGCGAAGAGGCAGATCAACGCCAGCGTGCAGAGTGGCGACTTCCTGCCCAATCGCCAGAACATGATGTGCAGCAAACGCTGGTGTGCGTACTGGGAACAGTGCGAAAAGGATCACGGAGGGACGGTGCCATCGTGAAGCACATGACCGAAACGGTCAGGCACCTGTGCGAAGAGGTCGAGGCTCGCGGTGGCAACACCGTCGAGCTTCACCTCTCGGCGGTGCGTGAGCTGCTGGACATGATCGACTACCTGCGCCTGCAGGTCGTGGAGTTGGAGAAGGAGGTGAGTAAGTGACGCACTTTGACGAGATGTTTCCAATCGACAGCGTCGAGCCGGAAGAGATAAGGGTGCAGGATGCTCTCAGGATCGTGCGCGACTTCCCTGGCGGCATCGAGGACAACGATGCCATCAGGATCCTGAAGATCCTTGCCATGATGCGCAACACGCGCGACCTCATCGACAAGTGGGATCGCGAGGTGTTGCAGATCGAGAGCATCGACAGCGACGGCTATCCCATGTTCCGTGAGGTGGAAGGCCCAGAGGCCGAAACACAGCAGGAGCAGCGAGAGGCCGACGAGCAGTGGAGGCTCAACTGATGGTCAACAGCCGACAGAAGGGCAAGAGGGGCGAGCTGATGTGGCGCGATGTGCTGCGCGCCACCGGCTGGCCCGATGCCAGGCGTGGCCAGCAGTACGCTGGCAGCCCCGATTCCCCCGACGTTGTCGGTGGGCCAGCAGGATGGCACCCTGAGGTCAAGTTCAGGTCCGTGCTGAACATCCACGGGGCGCTCAAGCAGGCGCAGGACGAGATGCCGGACGGCAGCCGACCCTACGTCGCCTGGAAGAAGAACAACCAAGATTGGGTAGTCGTTATGCGCGCAGGCGACTTCCTTGAACTAGTTCGCGCGCAAGAACTGAGGAATGAATCAGATGCCTAACTACTGTCACGTTGTGATCCTTGGACACTTGGTCAAGGATCCTGAGTTCCGTACCTCGCAGAAGGGTACGTTCTGGGCCTCGGGAACGGTGGCCTACAACACCAAGGTCGGCGAGGAGAAGAAGCCGCACTTCATCGACTTCAGGGCGTTCAGCTACTCGGCTGAGGACTTGAAGGGTGCAAAGCGCGGCAACCCGGTGTACCTGCAGGGCCGCATCGAGCAGGACACCTGGGAGAAGGACGGCGAGAAGCGCAGCAAGCTGTCGCTCGTTGTCGAGCGGGCCAGCCTGCTGATGAAGCCCGAACGCGGCGGTGATGACGCGCCTCCTCCGAAGAAGGCGGCCATCAACCTCGACGAAGCTCCGTTCTGATCACTTCTTGGACGCATCCTGCCGATCAAGTTCAACCTCGGCGGCATCGGATGCGTCCTTTCGCAGAGCGTTGTAGATCAGGTGGATTCGCAAGCCTTGGCGAACCATCTTCTTGGCCTCCTGCTCCCCGATGGCAGCAGGCAACGCATCAGGGAATGCAGCCAGCTTCCTGGAGAGACGCCTCAACGCATCCTGTGCGTCTGCTGAGATGCGACCGTTGGGGTCCTTGACTCTGACCAGATCGCGGACGGCGAGGAACTGAGCGTCCTTCTTGATGTCGTCCACGCTGGTGAAATCCTTCAGCTCCCAAAGCACAGCGGCTTCGTCCAGGCGATTCTTGAAGTCAGCTCGCTCGTCAGGCAGCTTGCCCTTGTAGCGAGGCACGCTGTCGGCCAGGTCATCGATAGCATCATCGTAAGCCTGCAGCTTTTGGAAGTTCTCTACGCCGATGCGGTCTACAACTTTCTTGCGCAGATCAACGGGAATGTCTTGGCCTTCCAAGTTCTTCATGCTGCGAATGGCGGCTCGCAGGTCTTCGCCAACGCCAACCTTGAGGGCTTCGTCTATCTTCTCCATCACCTCGGGGCTGTCTGGCTTCATGCCTCGGCGGAACTCCTTCATGAGGTCCCTGACAGCCCTGTGGAACTCGACCTTCTTCTCGGGGATGGCGCCAGTGATCAGGTACGTCTCCCTGTTCTCGCGCTCCAGCTCGTTCACATCGTTGACGATGCGAGCCACATCGTTGGCCAACTCGTCAACTGTGAAGGACGAGACAAGCCGGTTGACCATTTTGGCAGCGGGCGTGGCTCGCTCCATGGACACGGATAGCTTCTCCCAGAAGTTCATGCCACGGTAAGGACCGCTGCTGTTGAGTGCATCCTTGATGGAGTTCCAGTAGTCGAACGGCAATACGGCCCTGGCTCCAGACTGCACAGGCTGGGATGGATCGAACAGAGATCCAACGGCACCGATGCCTGGACCGGCAAAGGTCTGCGAAACATACATTTTCGCTGAGTAGCCAACGAGGTTGTTAATCCGCGTCACAAGGTCATCGCTAGGATTGCCAACAGCTTCGCGAGCCATCTTCAAAGCTACTTCTTTTGGACTTAGCGTATAAAGCGACTGCATAAGGAACACGGCCAATGCTCCGGTAACAGCCGTTCCAAAATAGTGCGATGCAACAGCATGTGTTGCACCAAGAGCATCTTCCTGATTCTTGCTCTTGGCCACTTCGATCATCATGCGAGCCACGAACTTCATGCGTCCCAGGTAGTAGCGGTTGAATGGCAACGCCAGGTTGATCCACTTGTTGCCCATGACGTAGCTGCGCCTGGTTGTCGTCTGCGTGGCCGTGGCCGCGCCCGACAGGCGACCGATGAACGCCTTCTCAAGGTCCGGCGAGAAGTTGCCAGTCTTGAAGGCGTTGATCTGCGCATCGTTGAAGCCAAGGTTTCTCAGCATGAACTTATCGATGTTGAGGAACTTGCCTTGCTTCCACGAATCGACGGTCACCCGTCCGGTCTCAGCAGCCCAGATCTCGGCAAACTGCTGCGTGTACTCGAAGCCGCCGGAAACGATGGCGCGAAGCACTTCCATCGTCTTGCCGGAGAATCGGTTGGTGTCGAACAGGCGAGTTGAGATGCCGGTCATCACCGCGCCGTTGCGAATGGCAGCGTCACGCACCTCGAAAAGCGCGGTTCGCGTGCCGTTCTTGGCATCTAACGCTGAATCTGCTGCATACTGACCAAGGCTGGTCAACGTGCGCTTCAACGCTTCCATCGTGCGCTTGCTGCCCACAAAGCCAGGCAGCGAACCAAGAGGTTCCACAAGGTTGGCAACGGATGAAATCGTCAGCTCGGCCATGCGGCGCTCGCCTTCAGCAGCCATCAGGAAGCGACTAACCTTGCCTCTTGCATCAACAAACGAAGCCGCAGAAATGTCCTGCACTCGACGAAGCACGTTCTCCAGATTTTGCTTGGAATAGCGAGTAAGCCCTTGGCGCTTGATGGCTTGGTCGAACTTGCTCAACACGGTCGAGCTGGAGAGCACTTCGCGCAAAGACGGGTCTCGTTCGGAAATCTGTCGAGCTTGATCGATGCTGATGTCGTTGCCGAAGTTGTTGACAACTGCGTAACGCAGGCCAGTCTCGTCAGCCATGCGGCTGATAATCGAATCGAAATCGTCAGCCAGGATGTTGACGTTGCTATCCGGGCCTCCAAACTTGTCGGGAATCCTGATGGTTGTCGGGAAGAACCTCAGCGTGCGCGCGAAGTCAGCAGCAATAGTTCTTTCAACGGGCTTGTACTCCACGCGGCCTGAGCGCATGGCCTCATCTGTAGATTGCTTCAGCTCTGGCTTGAAAGCGTCTACGATGCTTTGCTTCAAACCAGCAATCTGCTTGTCGCGAGCTTCAGTTACCTCAGCGTCAGTTGGTTCGCGACCAAGTTTGCTTCTCAGCCTCTCGCGCGTTTGCTCTGGCGTGCGAGCGTTGCCGTTTGCCAGCGCATCGACGAGGGCCGTGAACCGCGGGTCATTTTCCGATCCACGAATGATGTCGTAGAACTCGGGCGTCATCATGCGGATGAAGCGATGACGGTTTGGATCCGCCGTGAACCGATCAAGTCGTCCATCCGCAAACTTCGTGACGAGACCGGCCTCCTGCAGGAACCGACCGCTCTCGTAGAACATCTTGCGGTAGCCATCGACCATGATTTGGAACCCCTTAGGAGGGGTTGCGCCATCAGGGAACGGTATGCCTTCGACGGCCATCTGCAGGCGAGTCGTGAACGAGTTGGAGTTCGGATCGAGCACGCGCTCCTGAGCGAAGTCGCGCACCTCGGCTCGGTTGGGCAAAGCGTCCAGGTCGCGGATGATCTTCACCGCCTGGTAGTGCAGCTCGCCACGCACGCGACGGTCATCATCGTGCAGTTGCTCCATCCTCTGGCCGGTATCGGCGTCGATGTTCTTGATGAACTCAGCATCGCTGCCGAAGAACTGCACCAGGCGGTTTGAGGCATAGGAGATGCTCTCCTTGGCTTTGGCCGCCGTCCTGCGCACAGCACGGTTCCACTCGACCGGGTCGAAGATGATCGTGCCACCAAGCTCGGGGTCGCCAGGGCTGCCCTTGATGACGCGGCCCTTCTTGCCTGGCTTTGCCGCCGGGGCCTTGGCAGGAGCTTCGCCTCCGATGGCGACAGGAATAACCTTGCCTTGCAGGTTTCTGACCGACCACTGGCCGTTCTTGCGTTCCAAAAATACGCGGGGAAATATATGCGTTTTGACTTTGCCGCCGCTCCATTCATTACTGTTTGTGTTTACAATCTCAAAACTAACATCAGATCCATCGTCGTTAGCCGTTCCAATCTCTTGAACAACGTCAACAAGCGATACGACTTTCTGGTCCTTGTTGTCTTTGGCGACCTCTCTGATTGGATGACCTTCGTCCTTTAAAATCTTAAGCATCTGGTTGATGTTTCCCCCCTCAGGAACGACAACCATTTGCGTTAATGGGCGACGAGCAAGCCTTGCGTTATCCTTAATGCCAAGAATCTTTTCTACTGCTGGCTGGATGACTTTATGAGCAATATTGTCAGCAGTTAAATCGTCAACTGGCCTTTGCGTGCCAAAAATACCTCTTTCTTTTCCTTTGGCATCGCTAGCAAAACGCATCGACCACTGGCCATTAATCCGCTCAATAAAGATGTCTTCTTCTTTGAATCGATTATCGCCTGCTTCAACTTCCACTTCGACGCGCATGCTGATGTCCTTGCCGGTGTCCTGATTATTAGGATCTTCGGCATCTATCTGCATGTCATACAAAACGTCGTGAAGATCTCTGCCCTTATGGGTCAGATTAATGTCGCCGCCTTTCAGATCGCCAGTGTAAAGACCCTTGTCTTTAAACTGGCGAACCAGCATGGAGGTGACGTTGTGTTGAGCGATTGGGTAGCTAGCCCTTCTCTTTCGTTCTTCGGGGGTTAGCTCGGGGCCTTGCTCGGCTTCCAGGCCGACTACCGTCTTTTTTTTTGCAGCCTTGTAGCCCGCTGGGGCCTCGATGTCGCCCGACTCCACCATCGCCTCGGCATCCCGAACGTACTCAGGGTTAACCGGCTTGCCTTCCGCTGCCGCGGCGAGCACGCGCTGGTAGTAGAACTTGGTCATTTCCTGTTCGGCTTCAGGATCGACCTCGCCCTTGAGGTTCTGCTGCATGAACTCGTTGATGTCCATCTCCCAGGCCGGGCGATCTTCCATCGACGACTCCATCGGCTTGGCATCCACCAGGTCGGTCATCGACGTAAAGGGCAACTCCTGGCCCTGCTGCGTCTTGACCTTGCGAGTGCGCTTCTTGGTTGGCTTGGCCTCAGCCGGGCGCGGGGCTGGCTCAGGCTCGGCTTCGACAGGGGGCCGCTCTTCGGCCGCCACAGGACCCTCAGTGGGCTTAGGCGTGGGTTCAACAGGCTCCCCGCCCTCATCGGCCGGAGGCTCCTCGGGAGGCGGCTGCTTGCCTTCCTCGGCCGCTCTGCGGATCAGGCCCTCCTGCTCCATCTTGGCCTGGTTCTCCTGAACCGCCTTGGTCATCTTGGCGATGCTGCTTTCCGCATTGCCGCGGCCCATGCCGATGGCACCCATCTCCATGGCAAGGCGATGCATGATCTCGCTGGCGTCCATTCCGCTCTCGCGAAGAGCATCAGCAGGCTCAGGAATGGACTCCAGGAACTTCACCATCTCAAGCACGAAAGGATCGTCTTCTTGGCCGCGCGCGGCCATGTCCATCGCAGCTTCGATGGCCATGTACGGCGACAGCAAAGACTCGTCGGACATCGCGACGTTGCGAAGGTCGCGCGTGACGAAGTTGATCCACAGCTTGACGATTGGGTTGGCTTCCGAGTGCCGGTTCCAAGTCGTCGGGTCCTTGAGCTGGCGATCCAGCAGCTCGTACTTGCCAGGATCGTGGCTGACGAAAATATTATCCGGCTCACTCAGGCGCTTGGCGATTTCAGCCCGCTCCTTGGCTAGAGCTTCGTTCATGGCGGTAATGTCCGCCGTCAACTTCTCGCGAACCTTGGGATCCTGCTCGCTTGCCAAAGTCTGCTGCAACTGGTCGATGCGCCGCACCATTGATTCGGCCACGACGGTCGAATCAAACATCTTCTCTTCGCGCGCATTTCCTGCTGCAGCCCACTTGCTGCGGTATTTGCCGTCCGCGCCGCGGATGTAGCTCTTGCCGTCCAGGACGTACACGCCGCCGCCATACGGAGGCAACGGCTTGATGCCATTCCTCGTAAACGTCGCATGACCGCGCATCTGGTTGGCCATCATCAGATAGTTGATGTCCGAGATGAGCTTGTGCGCAGCATCCCCGGTTAGCGAGAACGTGGCTTGCGTGTCGAGCTTGTTGGCAACAGACGAAAGCTCGTCGTTGGCTTGAGACAAGTATTCAGGGATGTCGTCAGGGAATAGGTCTAGCACATCCCTGTTGATCATCACTTCAAAGTTGTCGCCAGACCCTCGCACGAACAGGCGCTGATCGCCGCCGTTGGGGTAGTACTGAATGAAACCAGTTTGTGGATGGCGCAACGTGGCGAACCATCCGCCGTGCTTCGTCAAGGCGGTGAACGCCTTGGTTTCATCTTCGCCTCTCGGCAAACCTTGAGTCATGGCCATCTTGGCCCGCTCGTAAGCCTTCTCGTTTGAGAGCTTTATCTGTTCGGCCCGTTCCAAACGAGCTTGCTGATCTGCTTGCCACTGCTGGTGAGATGCCTTTTGCCGTTCGTTGGCCTCATCATGCATCTGCTTCAGAGCGTCCATGCTCGTCGAACGAATCATGTCCTCCGAATCTACAAACCGCTTCAGGGCCTGTTCGGCACCACGCAACGCATCCTTCTGCTTGTTGATCTCTTCGTCGATCTGCCGACGCTTGGCCGGATCCGTTTCGGCAGCCCTCAACGCACGCAGCTCTTCGAGCTTGGTGTTGATCGTGCCAGCATTGCCAAGCTGATCGACGTTCACGCCCTGGGCGATGGCAATCTGCGCGCGAGCGTGATCCCACCTGGAGCGCATGTCCGACTGCTGATCGCGCAGCGACTGGTTGAAGAACTCCTTGGCTGCAGACGCAGATTCCTGCACAGCGCGCAGCTCTGCTTCACGCTGAGGCTGGAAGTTTTCTCCGCTCTCCTTCTCCATCCGGTCGTAGCGACTGTTGACCTCCTCAGTCGCGCTAGCCGCTGCAGCATCGATGTTGGATTCGGCTTCGTTGCTGAACTTCTTGGCGCTCCAGGGGCGATCAACGCCTTCCACCTGGAACTGGTTCCGCCACTGCGTGGAGAACAGGCGGTCCACCATCTTGGCACCTGCGCCAAAGATCGTGGTCTGGTGACCAACCAGCGCCTCGGAGCCAAGGCGAGACCGCTGCTCGGGAGTCATGCCGCTCAGGGCGGTGCCAAGGATGTTCTCGCGCGCGACCTGCGTGCTGGCATCGATGACGCGCTGCGACTCGGCAAGCTGCATCTGCGCCTGCTGGTGCTTGTTGAACAGCTCCATGATGCCGCGGTCGATGTTGGCATCGAGCAGCGCCTTGGACTTGTCGCGAGCCAGGGTCAGTGCAGCCACACCCTGCTCACGCAGCTTGGCCTCTTCTCCGGCCGACATGCCCTTGGAAACCTTCTCTCCAAGCTCCGCGTCCATCTCGCGGTAAAGCTCGGTGAAGGTGTTGTCGATGTCCTTGATGCCCTGCTCCCTGGCTGCCGCAAGAGTCTCGCCCGTGGGGCCACCCTGCACCGCCCTGGAGAAGGCGAGATCCATGTAGCGATCTGCAGCTTGCTGGGCTGAGTTGACGAGTCGAGCAACGCCAACCTTGCCAGCGCCTTGCGACTCCATCCATTCGTTCACGCCGATGGCGCGTTCGATGTCGCCTACCAGGGAGCGCGTGTACTCGATGTTGATCTCGCCAGGCTTCGCGCCAAGGCCAATATTGCGGCGCAGCGCGGCAATCTCTTCCGTGGTCCTGGCAATGTTTTCCTGGTAGCCCTGCATACGCTTTGCGTATCGAGCTTCAACCTCTTGCATGTACAGCTTGTTGTCAGCCAGCTCCGGGTTCTTCTGGACGTAATCTGCCCAGACCGGCCTGTTGCCAACGCGACCCCACAGCGTCCCAAGAAAGCTGCCGCCGACGATGCCAACCAAGCGAGACTTGGCTTCTTCAATCTCCTTGTCGGTGTGTTCGTCGCTGTTGTACAGCACGCTCATCGACTTCATCAGTTCGTGCGTGTCCACCCAGGCGTTGCCAAAAGATTCCAGGCCAACGCTCAAGGTCTTGGCTACAACGGGATGAAGGCGACCAACGCCGTTCTTGACGGCGACCCTCATGAGGTCGTCGCCGTTTGCAATCTGCCTGCGAGCATCCTCTGGCAGCTTGTCGAAGATGAACTTGTTGGAGTACAGCTTGGATACGTTGGCGGCGACCTTGTAGCCGGTGTATCCAACCATGCCCATCACCATGCCGTTCCACACCCGCTCCTGGGCAGTTGCCTTGGCATCGCCAAACAGCGAGTCAACAAGAGCCGACGAAAGCCCGCTGGTTGCGAGGTCGGTCATGTTGAGATCGGCAACCTTGGACAGGAACTTGCCCATCGGGCTTGCCTTTGCTGCACGCAACGGCCGGAACGCCTCGCTTGCCATCATGCGATTGAGGCCAGCGCCGAACTTGGATGCGCTGAACGGTTTGACTACAGCCTTTTGCACTCCTGCCTTAAGGAGATTCTCCACAGTGCGCGTCAACAAACCTGGCACGCTTGCAGTCTTGGTGACCGCTCCAACTGCGCCACCCCACGGCGTGGGAGCGTACTGAACGATCTGGCCAGCGACTTCCGTGGCTGCGGTGGCAACCGGGTTCAGCGCCTGCTGCGCGCGAACCGCTAACTGCGTGTCCTTGGGAAGAAGCGAATAGACGCTCAACTTGCCGGTCGTGTCGGTGAAAAACTCCTCGGCCTCGGTCGTCTCAAGCTGAGAATCTGCGATGAGCTGCTGAATCTGCTCAGGAGCCATCTTCTTGAGAGCGGCTTCGTCTCGCAGCGTTTCCTGAGCAGCCCAACGCTTCTGGAGGTTCTCCATCCGGGCCTTATCGCCCGACATCATGACCGATGCGGTGTTGACGTAGTTGGCTGCGTTCGTGGCCCCGTTCGGAACCCACGAGAACAGGGCTTCGGGCGCGGTCATCAGCGCCGTCTTGCCAGCCTCCATCGTTCCTTCTCCAAGTTCGCCCATGAAGTTGGCAAACGTGTCGAAGAAGTTGTCCTCCGTATCCGCCATCGCCCCGGTGATCGAGTCTTCAATCTCCTTCTGCCGAGCCAGCGGGATGTCAATCGAATCCAACTGCGACATTGGGATGCCGTTGTCGATTGCGGTGCGAACGCGCTCTGTGCGAAGAGCTTCTTCAAAACGCTGCGCAAACCTTGGCGTGCCGCGAGTCGCGGAGTTGGACACCCCAGTCGGCGTTGGCTTTGGCTCCTGAACTCCCTGAGGCTGCAGGGCTGGAGCAGCAACCTTCTTCCCTGAAATGACGCCGCGAAGACCTCCGAGATCAACACCTCCTGGTGTAGGAGCTGGCCCAGGAGTTGGAGCAGGTGCCGGAGTCGGCACGCCAGGACCCTGACCGCTAGTAGGAACCGAAGGCAGAGCCTTCTTCTGCTGAGGATCCTGAGCTTGCGGGCTGATAGCCTGCCCAGCATTCAGGACTTCGGTTTCTTCGTTCAGCTCTTCATCGGGACGAATGGGAGCAACGCGGTCCTTGGGGCCTTCAAAGTTAGTCATGTTACCTAGGGTTTGCGTAAGCTGAATCCACGATGCCTTCGAGTTCTTCTTGAGTCAGGCCAGGAAGTTCTTCTTTTAACATGCCAATGGTTTGTGCCCTGTTGGCACCTAATCCATAAAGAACTTTGGCAGAGTCTCTTGCTCGCCTTGAAGGGTTTTGCCAGTTCGCTCGAATCTGCCGGTACAGCCTTTTGCGAGCCACTTCAAAATCACTCAAATCATCATCTTCTGATGGTTCTGCATTGGGGTCAGGGTTGCTTCGCAAGATTCTTACGCCTTCAAGTTCTGCCCTGTATTCAGACTCATAAAGCGATCCAAGCTGCTCCGCAAAGGCGTGATGCACCTGGTTGTTGGCAGGATCCAACCCAAAACTTGCAGCTTCAGTAGGCTCGTCAATCAAAGACTGAGCAAAAATGGCTCCTTGGATTTTCTTTTCGTCGAAAATATTGTTCGCCAACTGAGTGATTTGCTCTGCATCCTTGATCCGCTGTGCGCGGTTTTCAGGAGTTGTAGCAGTCGCTGCCATCTGAGTGGCGATTGAGTTGATCCTAGTTTGAGTTCTCCTGAGGAATCGTTCTTTAGCTGGATCTCCAAGCCAAGTGCCTTCATTAGTTTCTTCAGCCAGCATCGACTTGATCGTTTCGTTGGCAGAATCGACAAGTTTTTGGTTGTAGGTGATGGGCTTGTTGGCGGTCTTCTCCTCTTCGAGCTTCAGCATCCCTTCCTTGATCTTGGTATCAAGGTCAAGACGGCGCTCAAGGACCTGAGTCCTTCGCTCTTCAATGCTGGCCTTTCGTTTGGTCTCTGGCTCCTGAATCTCAGCCTGGCGCTCAAGCACGCGGATCTTTTCGTCCGCAGCCGCGGTAATCCGCTCAAGCTCGGCCTTGCGCTTTTCCGCGTTCAAAGCCTTGTCGGCTTCGAGTTCAGCCTTCTTGGCTTCAAGATCAAGTTTGATCTTTTCGCGTTCGGCTTCAATCCGACGCTCCTGGATTTCCATGCGAGACTGACGAGTCGCAATGCCTTCTTCCTTCGCAGCCTCAGTCCTGAACTTGATCTCCTCCATCGTCATCGCGTGCTTTTCGCGCTGACGAGAGGCTTCCGCGCGCGGACCCGTTTGCTCAAACAGTTGGGCAGCTTCCTTCTTCTGTTCATCGGTGGCCATCTTGGCTTCAAAACCACCAGATGGCGAAGGCGTATAGATGAAGTCACCAGCAACGATGCCACCACTACTAATAGTGGTTCCACGTTCTATGATCGCTTTGAAGATCTGGCCCCTGTCCTGGGCCGACATTTCGCCCCTCTTGGTTTGATCAAGCCTGTATTGGACTTCGTCGTTCTGAAGCTGCGCTGCGCGAGCCTGCTCCTTGATCAGCATCGCCTGCGAGTCCATCACATCGGACTGGCTGAGTCGGTCAGCCATGTCGAGGTCCATCTGCATCTTGCGCCGACGCAGTTCCTCCTGCATCAGGTTTGCACGAGCCGTCTGCGCGCGAATGGACATCTGCTGAACCATGTCCTGCGCTTCCAGGTACGCCTTCGGCGCTCCAGCGATGGTGCCGCCGATGGTGCCACCGCGAGCTACCTCGTACTGGTTGGCTTGCTCACGCTGGCCAAACGCCATCTGCTGGGACTGGATGCCCCAGGAAGAGCTGCCCGTAGGCTTTGCATAACCATATCCGCCGCCGTACACCATGGTTCACCTAGAATGTTCTGCCGCGATAGGCATGCATCAACCTACGGTTGACGGCTGCCTGGAACACATCGTTCGTAGCTGAGTACTCGTCTTCAATGTCGAGCTGCATCAACGCGAGCATTGTGGCTGGATCGTTGGGGTTCGACATGGCCAAGGCCGTCGTGCTGAAGTCGCCGGTAGAGCCAAACGGCGCACCCATCGGGGAGGGTGCAGCACCTTCGCCGCCGTAGCCTGTGCCCTTCTCCATCGGCCCGCCCATGGCGGTGTCGCCGGACAACGGGTAGCCACCAGGGCCGCCCTGCAGGCTGGGAGCCTCGACCGCGCCAGCGCCGCCCTCCGACTTGACGCCTTCGCGCCCGGCATACGGCTGCTCCATGTCGGTCATGCCAGCGCCGCCAGCACGATCCGCATAAGGCATTGCGGCGCCGCCAGGGCCGCCCATCTTGCCCATCTGCGCACCGGCTGCGCCGCCAGCCACGCCTCCCACCGCAGACCCAGCCACTGCGCCCGCTGGGCCGCCGATTACGGCCCCGCCGATGGTCGCCGCGGCCTGGATGATGCCACCAAAGATCTGCGCGTCACGGGCTTTCTTGGCCGCCCGCTCTGCCCGCCTAGCCGCGTCCTCGCGGTAGTTGAACAGCATGTCCGGGGCCTCGATCATGGCCGCCGTGCCAAGCATCATGCCCGCCTTCTGGGCGAACTGACCCTGCGCAAGCTGTGCCGCACCGCCAGGGCGGAAGCTCTCGAACAGGTTCATGCCCTGGCCCATCGTGCCCATGGCACCCTGCTGCAAGGCAGCCCTACGCTGCGCCGCAATCTCCTCGGCGCGGTACTGGTAGCGACCAGCCATCCTTGCCGAAGGCGGACCCTTCATGCCGATGGGCATCCCCGTGTTCGGGTCCCACTCTAGGCTGTACGGGTCAGGCGTAGTGTCGGGAGCGCGCTTCTTCTTCTTGCCGAAGAGCTTCTTGGCAACGGAAGCGTACGCAGTTTCGTAGAACGGCATATCACTGACCTCCCATGTCCACGCCGAAGTTGCCGGTCTCGGCGGCGATGAACGGCTTGTCGGGGCGCTGCACGGCCTCCTGCTCCTTGTTGACCGGGAACGGGGAGTTTTGATTCATCATTGCACGAATGATGGGATTTTTGATCGTCAGACCCCCGAAGTCTGCATTTATTTGCTGTTTCTGAGACCCGGGCTGAGAGTCAAACCAGCTTGCGAAGTTCATCCTTCAACCTTTGGTGCTTCCGGCTGCTGCTTCTTCTTGCCAAGGATCAGAGCCAAGATGGTCCGAACCAATGCTGGCAGGATCGCGCGCAAGGGACCAGCCAAGATCCCAAGACCCGCAGCACCGATGGCAGCGATCACCGCCTCGGTAACCGTCAGCACGATAGCGTCGTCGCCGGGGATGATGCTAGGAGCGTTGGGGCCAATCTGCTCGCCTACGGTCTGGCCGATCTGGGCTGCCGTTTCGGGGCTGATGCAGGCGGCAAAGAGAAGCGGGATGGCAAGGATGCGGTAGTTCATGGTTTAGGTTTCCAATCGTCGTCGAGGTTCCAGGCTCGGCGGTCGGCTTCGTTGAGTTTGCGTTCGATTTCCTCGTGGGTCATGTCCTCTAGGCCATCGACCTTGTAGGTGATGCGCCTGGCGCACTTACGGCATAGGCCGTACCCCAGCCGCTTTTCGGCCCCACACTGAGGGCAATAGCGGCTGGGCATCCAGGTCACTTTATCCCCAGCTTGGTTTCGACCCTGGTCATGCGCTGGAGGAAGGCTTCGGACAGCCCTCGCAGGTCGCCTCGAACAGCCCGGATTTCCGACAGCAGTTCGTCTCGTTCCTCGCGTTCTGCCCGAATCTGCGCGCTTACATTGCTGACTTGATCCTCCAACCTGTTGAGTTTGGATTGGACACGAACCGCCCAAGTCGCCGCGGGAAGGATAACCACGGTGAAGATGGCAGTTACGGCCTTGACGAATATGTCCCAGTCCATGTTTATGGTTGGCCGGTTTGCACCAGCTTGAGGCCCATGCGCTGGAGAGCCTCCGCAGGCTCCTGCGTGGTTACATCGCTGTGCGCGAACAGGTCGAGGATCTGCTGCTGCGTCACCTGCACGCCGTACTGCTGGCACGCGGCGTAGAGTGCCACGGGGTCGCCTGCGTAGCTGTCGGCCAGCACCCAGTCGCCGTTCTCGTCGCGGGCGTAAGTCTGCAAGGGCATCAGCACCTCCCACTCGGGGCCGATGGAGCCTGCGTCCCAGTAGTGCGTCGCGGGCGCGTTGCCGTCGGGCGACACGGGGATAGGCCACATGCCTGCGCCTGCTACGGGCGAAATGCCCTCGGCAATCGTGCGGGCCACGATTACGTCCTCGGCGCGAACGACCATGCAGCGGTAGACCCAGTTCACAGCGTCACCCCCGTCTTCTGGGCAAGGTAGTTCTTGACCGTGGTTTGCTCTGCTGCGGTCCATGACCTTCTGGTCATTATC